GCCTGCTAATGCGGTTACAAACGTTGTTTTTCAAAATAGAGCTCCGACGGCACAAGACGTTAATTATGCTCTAGGTACACGGTGGATCTATATTGGTTCTGGAGAATATGTTCTATTGTCTCAAAGTAGTTCTGGAGGCACTCTCACTTCGAATTGGTCATCTCCTGAAGGCCAACCAGCTTCTAACACTAATCTAGGGGTAGTTTATTTAGCTACAACTGCTCAGACCGAGGCAGGAACGGCGCCTAGCGCTCAATATGTATCTTCTGCGAATGATGTCTTCGCCTATGGCCAGAGTTTAGTACTTGCTGGTGCAAACATTGCCCAAACTACAGTGACGGGTATCACGAATTTAGCGACAAATGCTCAAGCTGTAGCTGGAACTGCAACAGTACCAGGCGTCACTGCTCTTGCAGTACAACCTTCAAATCTAAGCGCTGTATTTGCATCTCCTCCGGCCATTGGAGGAACAGCATCAGCAGCAGGCACATTCACAACATTAACATCAGTTGGTACAACATCTATAAACGCCTCTGGAACCGCTGCCACGACTATCGGAGGATCCAGTGGTCTAATTACTATTGCATCGGGTGCGGGAGGTATAACAGCAACAGGTGGTGGCAATACCATCCAGTTATTCAACGATGCCGCGGCAAACGTTATTACGCTTGGATCAACAACAGCAAGTGCATCGCTTACCCTACAATCCGGATCCGGTGGTAACACAACAATATCTGGAAACGCTGCAGCAACTATCACAATCGGAGCCGCTGCTCAAACAGGAGCCATATCTCTCGGCACGAGTACGGGTACCAATACAGTCAACGTAGGTACTGGAAACGGAAATAAAACGATGAATATCGTTACAGGTACAGGGACGAATGCTGTCAATATCGGTACAGGTGCCGGCACAAATACGATTGGAATTGGTACTGGAGCATCAGCACAAGTTATCTCGATCGGATCGGTTTCATCATCTTCGTCCTTAAGTCTACTTTTCGGAACTGGAAATGCATCGATTGCAGGTACAGCAGCTGCCACAATCACGATTGGAGCAGCAGCACAGACTGGTATCATTACTCTAGGATCTTCCACAGCCACAAATAGTGTCATTATTTCTGGAGGGTCCGGAGCAAACACGGTATCGATTGCTAGTGCTGCATCAAATAGCAATGCCAATGCTGTCAATATTATGGCAGGCGCAACACCTGCAGCTAATCAGACATTGACAATCATGAGCGGCTTAGGTAGCGCTGGAAGCCAGGTTTTTGGCTGCCAGGGTGGAGCAATCTCGCAAGGAACGAATACCGCAACATTCTTCGGAGGTATCACTACAGGTGGCACCAATTCATTCAATCTATTTAATGCTGCATTTACAGGTGGTACAAATGCCGTCAATATCTTCTCTGGTGCATTTACTACAGTAGCGGCTAATGTTAACATCTTTTCGGGTGCATTTACGCATGCATCATCTTTCAATTTGTTTAGTGGTTCAGCTTCAGCCGTTGGCACAACTAATATCGGTACAGGAACGAGTGCGGCACACGTGACAAACATTGGTTCTAATGCCGGTGGTGCTGTCACGATCATTGCCGGCTCTGGTAACACTATCGGCATTGGTATTGGAGGCAATGCTGCCCAGGTTATCACTATAGGCGCTGTTGCTCAAACAGGAGCTATTAATGTAGGTACATCTACAGGTGCTTTGACTGTCGGTTTGTTAAATGGTGTTGCGGCATCCGCTCAGACTCTAAATATTGCGTCTGGTGCATCCATCACAGCAGCACAAACTGTCAATATCTTGAGCGGAACGACTCCTGGTGCTACTACAGCATTGGTTTGTTTAGGTGGTGTTGGTTCTAGTGGTAACCAAACAGCAGATTTCTTGGGTGGTGTTCTCACACAAGGCACAAACCATTTTAATATATTCAATGGAAACTTTACAGGTGGTACAAATAGCGTAAACATTTTTAATGGTACGTATACGACCGTAGCGCCAACATTCAATCTTGTTGCCGGTGGTAATGGTACACATGCCGCGACTATCAATATCGGTACTGGTACAGCTGCAGCCCATGCCATCAATATCGGGAATTCGACCACAAATGTGACCACTACGACAATCGGTGGTAATATCGTCACAACTCCTGTGGCAGCAAATACCGCCACAAGTGCATTTGGAGCTTCATTGACACTTGGTACAGCAGCTCAAAATACAACCGGTTATGACGTTCTTTTAAGTATCGTTGTACAAGTTTCGGCAGCTACAGGGGCAACATTGACTCTAGGAGTAGGAACCACAAATGCTCCGACAGCGAATACTGCCGTTCCAACTTTTACTGTAGCAACGGCCACATTTTTTACAATTTTTGCTTACGTTCCAAATAACTACTATGTTAAGGTGGCGGGGACAAATTCACCAACAGTCACCAACATAACCGTCGTAGCAATGGGGATTTAACATGCACAAATTGCTTAGCCAATTGGAATATTCATTTATAGAAAAAGAAGGCGATGAAGTGAAAAAAGTGTGGACAGCACGATTTCTTGCTGATCCGGATATACCTATACCTTACGCAAAAGAAGCCCTTTTTCAATTCACAAAGTTCTTAGGACAGATCGAAGACAACATAAAAGCACAAGCAGATGCTAAGAACAAGGAAGAACAGCTTTCAGAATCAATCATACAGCCTATAACAGGGGAATAGTATGGCCTATACAAATCGTATTTCCTGGGAACCTTTGAGAACATTCAATGCAGCTTCTCTCAACGGTTCTTTTCAATCTATAGGTGTTCCTCTTGCCAATCCTTCATATATTTTAAAAATGGTGAATAACTCAACTTCACTGGTCACGATTTCTATAGATGGCGTGACAGCGATTGATGTATGCCCAGCAAATAGTTATTGGCTTTATGATGAGGATACATCAGGAAATCCGACTCCTGAAGGTATTCCAGAGGGTACTCAAATTTTTGTGAACGGCAGCGCCGGCACAGGAAATATTTATGTTGTATCACAATATATCGTGAGGAACTAGTGTCACAGGCAGGCATCATTAATCAAGCGTCTGGTCCAGTACCATCGAACGTAGCAACAAGCTACGTAACAGATTCGGGAACAGCTATTCCATCTGCAAACGTTTTGAATGTAAATGGTGCAAATGGCGCATCTACTTCGGGATCAGGAAATCAGATTATTGTAAGTGGCCCGAATATTGGATTTTTTGCATCATTAAGCACAACACAAACAAATGTGACTGGTGATGGATCATCATACAATCTTATTTGTGATTCAACGGACTTTAATAATGGCGGATACTACAATACTGCAACGGGTGTTTTCACGGCTCCATCAGCAGGATATTATCAATATAATGTCCAGATAGTTGTGCAGGGTGTTTTATCTGGAAATACAAGCGGATATATAAAAACGGAACGTAGTGGTACTCTTGTCTTTCAATATACCTATGCAAACTTTGCAGCTATTTTCGATTCAACAAATAATGCTTCGGTCATTAGTCAATCTGGAATTGTGGCTTTGAATGGCGGTTTAGGTTTAAATTTTCAGGTAGTTTTAATTGTCAATGGATCTGGCAAAGTTCTATCCGTAGGAGGCTCAAGTTTTGGCTATAACACAACATTTTCAATGTTTCAACTTTAGAGGTTAACCTTGACAAATACGCTTTTCCTAGGGTATCCAAACTCATCTACGAGTAGCAGTTCATTCAGCGCGGTTCCCGTAACTTCTTTAAGCGGAGCTGGCGCAAGCGGAAACGTACCAATTTCAAATGGTACTAATTATGTAGATTCTCCTCCGTCTACGATAACTATAACAAGATACACAACATCTGGAACCTGGACTCCTAAAACAAACACCAAAATGGTTCGCATAATTGGATGGGGAGGAGGTTCGGGTGGTGGATCGGGATGCAGGACAGCATCTGGAACCGCATGTTCAGGAGGAGCAGGCGGAACAGGTTCTGGTTACATAGATTACTGGGGAGATGCTTCTCTTTTTTCTTCCGTTAGCAATACTGTTACAATAGGCGCCGGGGGAACCGGAGGAACAGCTATAACGATCAATAGTACAGCTGGGAATGGAGGCAATACCGGAGGTTATTCGTTAGTAGGAGATGTAACTAGCAATGATTATTTCTCATATGGGGGCGGAGGGGCCTTTTCCAGCAATTCTATATCTGGAACTTATCCTTTTATATGTTCAAATTATGTATTTCAGCTCCAATTTAACGGAAGTAGCGCCGGATATGGAGTCAATGGAGCAGCTGGAAATAATGCCGATCTTATTCCGGAAGGTTATATAGGAGGGCCCGGACTATGTCCAGGGGCTAATGGCATAGGAGGAGGGGGTGGAGGTATTAGTACTTCTCCTACTGCATATGGAGGTGGCAATGGAAGTTATTTGGTCAATTATAGCAATACAAATACTCGAATCGCAGCAGCAGCAGGAGGCACAGTAGGCGCCGGACAAGCCGGTGTAAATGGATCAGCTGGTGGTACAGCAATTACCACAGGAGGATTGATAGCAGCCGGTCAAGGTGGTAGTGGAGGAGCATCAAATTTAAGCGCAGCAGCAGGAGCGGGAGGCAATGGCGGTATTCCTGGTGGTGGTGGTGGTGGTGGTGGCTGTTCACTCAACGGACATAATTCTGGCGCCGGCGGCAATGGTGCTAGAGGAGAAATCTGGATTTATGAATTTGCATAGAGGTAAACAATGAGATGGGCTGTTATTAATAAAGAAACGAAAAAGGTCGTGAATGTCATCGAATGGGAAGGAGCAATGAATGGAAATAATTGGTCTCCTCCCAAAGACCATTATATCGTTCCGACGGACTTAGATGATATTGGAGATACTCACGATCCAGAAAAGCAGATTTTCATTAAGAAAGAACAAGTGCCGCACCCAACGAGAAAACCATGAAAAAGATCATCACAATAGCAATTTTAGCAGTATACGCAGTCGGCTGCCAATGGATAATCTCTCATCCGGAGATTGTCCCGGAGACTGAACAAATTGGCGAAGAGCTTTTCCAAGACTTTGAGCAATATGAGCATAAAACACTTTCACCGACCCCTCCAATGAACCTAGGAGCAAAAGGCTAATGGAAAAAAAACACCACAAGAAGCCATCAAAAGGCAAAGCCAAGATCGAAAAGGTCATGCACGAGATGAAGCGAGGCGAGCTCCACAGCGGTTCAAAAAAGGGCCCTGTGGTCACGAATCCAAAGCAGGGCATAGCGATCGCTCTTTCAGAGGCAAGAAAATCTGGCGCGAAAATTCCAAAAAAGGGGAAGAAATAATGCACAAAGAACACAAAATGCATCATATGCACGAAGGCCATAAACATCACCACTCAGATGAGGGCCATTCAAAACACCATCATAAGCATCATTTAAGTCATGCAGAAGAAGTTAAAGGAGGACATCATAGCCATGAGCATCATGGACATCATTCTAGCCACTCAGGAATGGCTTTAAAGGCTAAGATAGCTTCCCATACTCATCCACATCATCACGGTCACCACAAGGCTAAATAGTGGTCCACAAAAAAATAATGAAAAAATGTGCCGGCAAACTCATGAAAGATGCCAAACACTATTCCAAAGAAGCTGCCCATTCTAAAGGTACCAAAAAGAAGCATGAGAAAGTAGAAGAAAAAGAAGCGCGCTCAGCCGCCAAAGACCTCAAGAAGCGTGCTCGTTCTGCGCATGAATATTAACATAGTGGCGGCCGTTATGACCGCCACTTTGATAGGCGCTATCGCTTCTTTGCCTCTTGAATCAAATAGCCCTTGAACTCAATATCTATTCGCTCAAGGCGGCTATGGAAATCTTTCATTTCAGCTTGAATTTCTCTTATAATCTGCAAAAGATCTCTTCTATCCGCTGCGGCCGTATCCTGCATCTGTCGTCTATCCGAATTCGCCTCGGTACGTAGCCAAAAAAACATAGGTATAAAAATCGCAGCATTGCCGACAATTATTCCTAAAATGTGGTACCAATCCATTATTTCTCTCCTCTAAAGCATTCTGGGCATTTTACTTTAATTAAAATTTCTTTATATTTCATAAAACCATTGCTTTCCCCTCCCTTCCTGTCCTTTCCTGTCCCTTCCAGTTCTTTCCTTTCCAAATCGATATTCTCATCTAATTTATCTAACGTTTTCTATATCGCAACTGATAATCTCAAATCGTCCCATGCCGATACTTCTGCCATCGGCGATCCCTCCCAATATTCCTGAATCAGAAAAGACCGCTCTCATATGATCAGACGACACAATAGTATCATCCCATTGACATTCGAAAGTACATTCCCAACCAGGTGTACATGCAACCCTATACCGCACATTGCGCCCTTTGCTATTAGGATTCATCACCCCCCTTATGTCAAGGTACACCGGACCTTGGCCCACTTTCGGCCAATTTTCGACAGATAATTCATCCAATTTTCCAGGTAACTTCCGATTCAGAATAGATTTCTCTGTTATGATCTGCAGAGTTGCCGCCACTTTTTTCTGGATAGTCCCACGACCAATTTTCGTATGGATTGCTCCATTCTTTAGACATGCAAAAAAATATTCTCCAGGCATGAAAAGAGTGCCATCATCTTCGCAGAAAACGGTCTCTTTCCATTCATCAGGATTATTTCCAGCACTCCCTTTCTTCGATTTCCGTTCTGTTGACAAAACAGAAATATTGAATTTATGCATTAAAAGAGGACGTATACCTCTAATCGTTATTGTCGCTTTCTTAAGTTTCATTTACCTTTCCATTTTTGATTTTTTAGAACCACTGCTTTCCTTTCCCATCCATTCCTTTCCCTTCCATTCCTATCCCATCCTGTCCTTTCCCTTCCATTCCACTTCACTAGAGTTATTTACATAGACTTTATTAAATCAATTATCGTTTCATATAATTTATCTGTTCTTTGTCTTTGATCTTTTATCTCTCCGTAGAGAAAAAGAGAACATGCAATAACAGGGGCGACGATTGAAATCCATTCCAAAAACATTGTCGATTTTGTCTTATCCATTTTCACCTCTTCTTATTAAAACCACTGCTTTCCCATCCATTCCTTTCCTGTCCCTTCCTATCCCTTCCTTTCCTCTCCATTCCCTTCCTATGGAAAATCTTTGCACTTTAGCTTAAACATAATCGGCTCTCCATTCCGAAATAACATCAAAGGATAGCTCCGAGCGACTATTCCCTCTGCTATATAACATTCTTTTGCTAACGCGGACTGCGGTTTCGATCTCACCTGGCTGACAATATCATATAAATTCCATAAATCAGGCTCTAAAACATTTCTAGAAGGAATTAAAGGTACATGATCGATGCCTAAATCGTGTGCTATCTGAACGATCTTATCTCTCTCTAACCACCAGCCCGACACATATGCATCAAACAGAATAAACGATACATCACTTCGATAATAGCCACCAGATTGTATCTTTGGACCATATCCCTCACCGAATAACACGATGAATTGCGAATCTGCGAATATTTTATCCATCTTTTCGTACGTAAATGTGGCTTGTAGATATTCCAGAAGACTTGAAGGGATTTGAGCGTTATTTGTTCTGCCTCCAAATTTGATGTAGTTGTGGCCTTCACGTATAAGTGTTGCGCGATCCAGACAAATTCGTATGTTTGTACCGTCCACTTTTTCAGTGACTGTCCAATGAATAATGGATCTGAATTCTTCTTTGGCCAGATCTCCAATAATAAGTTGTCTTTTTCCATGCGATTCTCTTTTATATAGTGAATGTATCTTTGGATATTCCATCAGACTTTTCCTCACTTTTTAATATCGGGCTTTTTAGATTCTTCAATACATCTATTTTCGATTATAGATATTACTTGTTTTAAGCAATATTCCCATCTATCTTGATGCATTATTTCGTCAGTGAGCAAAGTCGATAAAACAGCCGCTCTTACTCTTGGAATTTCTTCATTTGCCAATTCCATTCTAATAATACTTTCTAGTTTCAAGCATCTATCCACATATTCTTCTTTCTCGTTTTCATTCATGGGTTTTTTCCTTATTCATTTTCCATTATTTTTTCTTCCTTCTTCAATAGCACAAAGTCTTCCGTGGAAATCTTTGATTTCTTTATGAATAGCATCAATGAGAGCCCGAATTTCTCGGTAATCATTCCTAGATTCGGATCTAGACCAAAGAAACATACTAAAATTTGCAGCTATAATCGCTAATATTTGCATCCATTCCATATTTCCTCCTTAAAACCATTGCTTTCCAATATCACTTTCCATTATTTCACCCCCTCAAATATTGAAACGCTTTCCATGCTCGGCGATTCTACAGGTTCGATTTCTACAGGTTTTTGTTTCGCCTTCCATCTCGCATAAGTCGTATGGCTAGCCTCAATATCTTTTTTCAGATTGATGATCACATTAGACTCTGAACATTTTTTCTTCTCCATACACATCTTCACGTATTCTCTCGTCGATGCCTCATCCCCATTGAAATTCTTATAAAATGCCTCTATTTCATCCTTCTGCAACTCAGGCAATTCCACTTCGACCATATGCTGCTTATAATTGACAGGTTCTGCAAAACTCTTCAATTCATCGATTTCATAGCAGCCCTTAATCACATCCGGAAACAGCTGCCTAGCTAAATTGGAAAGGGCCCGGTTGAAACACATATTCGGTGGATACTTTCCCCAGGGAGTTTTCTCATTATATATACCAGCTCTTTTAGCATCATCAATGCTGAATGATGTTATCCATGTATCTCCATTATCCGCACGCTTGCCGATCAGTATACAGATCTGGTCATTACTTCTAGAGTCCTTCTGAATACTGTGCCCATGAATTCGGATTAACGTATTCATCATCTCGGCACTCATTCCAACTTTGCCTTGCGTAAAATAAAGCCCTCCATTTAGAGCATCAATCGGATTAATCTTCAGGCTTTTTGCTTTTTGAATGATCGCAAAAATTCCAGCTTCTCCCATTGCTTGATAGTGTTTTGTCTGCATGAGTTTCTTCGCCGCTGATTGCATTAGTTCAATATCAGCTAACAGATCAAAGTTTTCTTCTTTAACGATTAATTCTTTAGACATTTGTTTTATCCCTTATATTTTCTTCAATTTTCTTAATCCGAGTTTCTAGCTCTACAATACGAGCATCATGTCTCAAAAATGCACGTTCTGAACATTCCAGTTGAGTTAATACTGATCTCTCTAATGTTATATCTTTTGTGATATATCTATCTAATATATCAAAATGTTTCATTGAATGATGCATGAAATATAATACAGAACTTCCGAATAAAAACATAGAAATTTTAAATAGAATATCCATCATTCATTCTCTCTTGAACTTGGTGCATATTTTTCATTAAATTCTTCTCTAGCTTTTACAAAAGCATCTATCGTTTTTTTAGGAACAACTTCTGTATTTTCCATCATCGCTAATATATGATCATGGTATGCATCTAAAACTCTTTGTAAATCCTCATCAAATATTTCATCCGGGTGCATTATTCATTCTCCAAGTTACATGTCTGATCTCTGAAAAAAATCCTATATAATTCAAAAGCGTTATTGAACATATCATAGGCGCTTGCCACATCATATTCAGTTATGATAGGTTCCCCACCTTTTTTGTCTAAATTCACGAATAAACTCTTGAATATATCACCATATCCATTCTCAATCACCAAGTTATCATAACCACCAGCTTGGATAATCCAATGCTTACCTACCGCACTTGTACATTTCCAATCAATCAGAATGATGCCTTCTTCAGTTTCAATGAGAAGATCGGGCTCTCCTGTGAGCATTTCTCGATCATCATATAAGCGCTGTTCTTGGATTAGGATTTTTGCTCCCTCATATCGTTTCCAAAACTTGAGAAAACTTTCGAAATATCCATCAAGTTTATCTCCCATGAACTCATAACGGTCGGAAGGGATCATAATATCATTGATATGATCGAAGATCAAACGGTGCACGCATTCGCCACGTGCAGCCGCTCGATCTAATACATGTTGTGGTACTTTCCCGTAATTAGCAAAAGCGCTTGAAATGCTTGATATTCTTATGTATCCCTCTTTGATTTCTTCTTTCATCTTAAACTTCCTCCATAAAGCGATTCGTCGGACTCAAGGCTATATCGCCATTCCTTAATATATTCATCTTGTAATTCGATTTTCTCATCCTCATGCATTTCATTCTCTTCATCAACATATGCATCATACATTCTCTTCGCTCTCAGAAACTCCCTAAACTGATATTTATGGGCCTCGATAATCTCTCTTCTCTCATCGCTCCATCCCCAGCTAAAATTATCATCTTCATCGTACATTGCTTTTTCTCCTTGTGGTTGACATCTTAGTGTATTTTTGCTAAGATACCTTTATCCTAACAAAAAGGCTAAAATTTATGCAAGAGAAATATCACAGCAAAGCAAGAATGTTGCTCCACCTATGGCTGAAAACCAATAAAATTTCGGTCGCTAAATTTTCCAGACAACTAGACATCGATTACTCAATCATGGCAAAATGGCTTCATGGATACACACTTCCATCTCTTCAAAATGCCCTGCATGTCCAAGAAGCAACTAATGGAGACGTTAAGTGTACCGACTGGACTTTATCCAGAACCAAGAAAAACAACAAAAAGAGCAGCCCCAATCAACAAAAAAGTACAAATACCAACAACGATAGCCAGAATCTTGAAAACCATCTTAAAAGTAGCTGAGGACACAATTTCTTCAATCACTTTTCGCATGTTTAACTCCTACATACATCACCAAAGGTAACATAATGGATAATTTAATTGACAAACTATTTTATTTAAAGGATCTTCGGCCACTATGAAATCATCCTGCTGCGAAGAATGCTTAGCTATTCTAGATAAAAAATCACCCCTGGAAGCAGATGCATGGAAATATCTCTGCGAACATTCACACTCTCCTTATTTTCTTACACCATTAAAATATGAATCATTTTTTGTGGATTTAGAACAATGGGGTTATATCGTCACGTTGGAAACAAATTCCACATATTTAGGAGTGTGCTTAAAAGGTTACGATAAAAACCTTGACCATTATTGCGTTCACAGACACTTCGCCAAAAAAAAGCCCTCCCGTTAAGGAGGGCCCAACCATCAAAAGGAGAATGCAACCTCAACTTAATCTTTACAGTAATTTTTTGCAAGCCTATGTTGAATTTACCTACCTAGGAGGTTCAGTATGACCGCTTGCACTGCAGTACGTCCTCAAATATCTATTGAGGAACTATCCAGAGAATTCATGAATGGCTATCACGAAGGGCCTGAAAAGCAGTTAGAAGCCATCACTCAGTCATTCAAGGCATCAGCCGATGCTTATGACGATAATCGCGGTAAGCTCACTCAGTATATAGAAGAACTCAAAACCAAAGTAGAGGATCTCTCTAAAGGTAATCGCGCCATTCGAGATGTCTTCGGAGAACTCTTCCGCGAGAAGATGGCTCAAATTAATAAGCTCGAATATGAACTTGCTCTCATGAAATCTGATAAAGCAAAGCTCCTTAAAATGATATTTGATGAGGAAAGGAAAAAGCTCTGGCGTACTCAGACCCTCATCTCCGTATCAATTAATCTGCCCTCTGGACGCCATACCATAACGAGCTAGGATGGATTCAGAAGAAGTTGCAGAAGAGATTCTAAAGCGTCGTTTCACCATGCCAGACCGCCTAAATAAAAAACCCCTAGGACATTCCTAGGGGACAACCACCAGACCGTGAGTGTATGCCCATTGTACCACAATCTTCTTTTTCCCAAAACAAAAAGCCGAAAGCATCACTGCCTCCGGCTCCGCTATGCAAAAAATGCAACTCATCTCACACCTTAGCCCAGAGGGATTTAATTCGCCAGAAAAAAGAGGCTTTGTATGATAAGAATTGAAAGTGAAAAGCCCCGCTGGTCGGCGAGGCTTTTCGGGGATTCACAAGAAGAGAACTTCAGTACTTCTCATTCTAAAGAATTCCTTGTTTTAACAACAACTAAAAAAGGAATTTGACTATGATCTTAGGATTATCTCGCGGAAAATCAATCAAACAGGCTATAAAAACAAATGGCCCGCTGGAAACGGGCCATTCGATCTGCTATGCAGAAGCTACGACAATTGCTTCTAGTTATAGCAGATCTCCACAATTCACGCAAGGAGATCTCAATGGCTAAAAAATTCACCCAAATACCGGAAGAACTTTTCGAACACGTTTTGTGGGAAAAAGCTTCCAATGACTATAAAATGGTTTTGATAACTATTTTACGGCATACAGCCTTCGAAGATCAGAACAAAGCAAATTTGAAGAAAGGTCAATGCCAAAAATCAGTTCGAGAGATAGCTAAAGAGGCAAAAACATCTAAATCAACAGCCGAGCATGCTATCGATCATTTCATTGGACTGAACAGCCATAAAAAAGTACGTGGCGATGTGCCGGCGCAAAGCCGGCGCATTTTGGAGAGACAAAAAGAGAGACAAAAAGAGAGACGAGAAAAACAGGTCTACAATATATTGTTGAATGGATTTTACGAAAGTGGAGAGACAGAAAGTGAGACAGAAAGTGAGACCAGAGGAGAGACAAAAGAGAGACAAAAGAGAGACAATCTTCCTGGGAAAAAACAAACAACGGATGAAGACGAAGAGATCGTCTTTAAAAAAGACGTACGTTCGTTTAGGGGCTGTGGAAATGTTGATAACTCGCAAGCGAGTTATCAACATTCGCCACAGCCTTCGAAATCGCCTTTCTCACAAAAGGCAAACAAGCCGTCTACGTCCTCGTCTTTATCGTCGGAGAACACGTCCGAAGAATCGCTTCTCGAACTCGTCTTTGCCCGTATCGCCACGTTCAAACTCATGGATGGATCATCTCTCAAAAATCAATCCATCCAACAATGGTCTTCTCGACATTCTCACAAAGACATGCTTTTGATCCTTGATTGGTTCGATGCAATGCAAAAAAAGAAATTCGCACAAGGCGAAATACTCACAGAAGCCTATCTACAAGACGGAATCACACAAGGATGGTGGAAAATCTGGGCTAAAAGAAAATTTGCTAAAGAACAAGATGAAAAACAAGCCGAAAAACAGAGAGGATAATGACCGACGATCTCGAAATCCAAACCAAAACATGTCGTTGTTGCTGGCAAACCAAGTCTCTGCTAGAATTCAACCTAAACCGCAACAAAGGTGCCCGAGGCTACATGGCCAATTGCAGACTTTGCCAAAACTCCATGCAACGCAGGTATAGAAAAGGCAAACCAGCACCAAGAGGCGCAAAATGGGAACGCGACAGCATGTTCATTAACCGGACTCAACCATGATCTCAGAATCGAAAATTTGGCACCTTCCAGCCTCTAGGACGAAGCAAAATAGACAAGCCAGGTCCAAGGCCACCTTTACTAAAAATTCAGCTCTGAGAGCAAATGAAGCGTTTTTCGGATTCTAGATTTTTTATCCCTTCACACCAAATTCAAAATCTAGGCCGGCCGCAACCCCTACAAGCGATTAAAACACGCTCAACAAGGTCCACGCCGGCTCTTTTAAACTAGCTCAAAAAAAGTGCCTTAAAATGAGTCAAAAAAAAAGAAATGCTCATCAAAATCCCCATCCGCTTAGTTTCCGAATCCAACATCTGCGAACATTGGTCCAAAAAAAGCAAACGCCACAAAACACAAAAGCTTTTAGTCCGAGCTTTCCTAAACCAATACGATCTCGGCAAGCCTCCCTACATCGTTAAACTTACGCGCTTCGCCCCACGCCCTTTTGACTCTGACAACAATCAAATCTGTTTTAAATGGATTCGGGACGCCTGCAGTGAAGTATTGCTATCCTGTAATATCCCAGGCCAAGCCGACAACGATAATCGCATCCAATGGCACTACGCTTACGAAAAAACAATAGCCAAAGAACATTATCTGACGATTGAAATTCATCATGTAGATTCGTTTTTCCCTTGACAAATATTTCTCTCCAGAATGTCCAGCCTATCTCTAAGCTCTACAGTAGCTTTCACAAGCTTTCCATTCTCCGCAAATAATTTCTTGCGTACTTTATCCGACGATACCTTCACAGCTTGTAACTCTATCCTCAATGTGTCAATCTCACACTGCTCTTTTGTCTTAAAAAAATCTAGCTGTACAAGCACGCTCATTTTTCACCTTCATCAGCTTTTCGTTTGCTCTGAAAATATAGATTCACTATATTATAAACACAAGGAGAAAACAAACATGCAAGATTTTCACGGCAGATTATGCACAATCGAGGCAGAATAATGACCACTCCAATCCCACGAACACCTCTAGCTCCAATCGCCGAATCTACACTCGAAGCACCTCATAAACCATGCAAAAAATCCAATAACACATTCTCACTAGATCCAAAACGCATTCAAAAACTTAGCGATACTTTCCAACACCACCACAAACTTCTTATGGAAACACCAGATCCCAAAATCTAATCCTACTGGCAGGACGGCTCTCATCCCATAAAAAGGAAATGTGCCGAAAGACCAGCACCGCCGCATCGGTACAAAAGTGCGGCTCAGGCCCTGAAGATGGGGTCCCGGAATTCTAGACAAACCCGGCGCGTTCCCATGATCGCGATACTATGTGGACGGTGGATGCTAGCTCCAGCCGAAACGAAAAAAGCTCGACGCCTGCATCGAGGTCGCTCCAAATGCAGGCTTTTTTTTATCCCCTCTTGCTTTTAATCCATTCTTTCAGTATGTATAAAATAATATGGAGACAGAAATGGAAATCAAGCCTAAAAGAAAGAACTGCCGACCGAAGACGAGCATCGATTGGAAACAAGTCGGAGAATGGATCGAACAAGGATGCCTTACTACGCACATCGCGGATAAGCTCGGAATTTCACCCGATACTTTATATAGAAGATGCGAACAAGAAAATTCCGTGACTTATACGGCTTTTAATCAACAAAAGAAACAAAATGGTGAATCAACAATTCATCAAGCGCAATATTGGTTAGGCGTAAAAGAAAAAAATGCATCAATGTTAATTTGGCTTGGTAAACAAAGATGCGGCCAAAGAGATCACAATGATGCTCCCCAAGTAACACCCGAAACGCTGAAAGCAGCAGTGGCCGTTCTAGAACAACTCCGATCCCTTCAAAATGCTCCAAAGAGCGACACAGAAAATAATCAAGGGTGATTGCCTCGAAGCCATGCGAACAATGGCGGCCAACTCCATTGACTGCATCATCACCGACCCTCCCTATGGCCTTCATTTCATGGGTAAAGACTGGGACCATGGCATTCCTGGCAAACACTTCTGGGAAGAAGCTTTTCGCATCTGTAAGCCAGGAGCTCATCTACTAGCTTTTGGAGGTGATCGTACTCATCACCATCTTATGAATGCACTTGAACAAGCAGGATGGGAAATCAGAACTTGCCTTTATTGGTGTTTCGGACAAGGATTCCCGAAAAGTCATAATTTTGGTTGCAAATGTACTGGGGATAATGGCTCGCAAGGACGGTTATGTGATGGAACATCGATTAGTGATGGCCAAACACCTCAACAAGATATTGCAAAGGATAGAAGTGGTTCATCACAAAGATCACAATACCAGGAACAATGCAATCGAGAATCTGGAACTGTTTCCGGACAATCGAACACACAAACTAATCGAATGGGAACGTGTGAAAAATGCGATGGCATTAAAGGATTTGAAGGTTACGGAACTGCTCTAAAGCCGGCAGTTGAAATAATTATAATGGCCATGAAGCCCTGCGAAGGCACATTTGCCCAGAATGCAGAGAAATGGGGAGTAGCTGGCATTAATATTGATGGGTGTAGGATTGGGACAAGCGAATCACTTGCACGACCTTTTGGAAGTGGTGGGATAGGGTGCAAGCAATTAAATGCGATTCCATCCGGAACAATCACAGGAGAAAATCTAACCGGCCGCTGGCCCGCTAATCTCCTTCTGGATGAAGAAGCCGCAGAATTACTCGACCAGCAGAGTGGGAATCTAAAAAGTGGAAAGCCAGGTTCGAGAAAAAAAGAATGGGTTGGATATGCAAAAGGCTTAAAGATACTTGCTCAAGAATCAGGATTCGGCGATTCCGGCGGTGCATCCCGCTTCTTCTACTGCGCGAAAGCCTCCTCAGCTGAGCGTAATGCGGGGCTTGATAAACCATCAGTTCATCCAACGGTCAAACCTCTCGCCCTCATGCAGTATCTCATAAAACTTATAATGCCGCCTAATCCTGAAGCCGTATTGCTAGATCCATTTGCAGGTTCTGGAACTACAATAGTCGCAGCAAAGCAACTTGGGCGAAGTGCAGTAGGGATTGAGATATCAGAAGATTACTTCGAAATCGCAGAAAATCGGCTGAGAGCAGCCAAAGAACCAGAGCTCGATCTATTCGGTTTTGAAGATAGACGACAACAACAGTAGCGCCGAAACCAAGTCATAATGATTCACAGGCTGAGCCATCGCATTAGATGGAAGCCGTTCTATATTCTTTATCATCTCTTCTAACATATCTAAAAGTTCTTTTTTGGTAGGCTTCGAGTGTGTTTCTCTAGGAACAATTGCAGCCTCTGCCATCTGAACATTAGGAACAATTTCGTTACCTTCGTCATCAACGCGGAGAAAATTGTCCCAATTGAGAGCCGCACAACGCATTGCAGCTCCTTCGCTGACAGATATCTCTCCGCACTTACATGCGACATAGTCAGTTGGATGGAAGCTTTCAATAATGCTAGAACAGAGTTTACATTTAGCTCGGTTTCTCATAGTATCAGGAATATGCCAGATCCCTTTTCTCCTAAGCAACTTGAATTTATAATTAATAGCACAAAGGGCTGGAATTTTGCTCACGGCCCTGTCAGCAGCGGAAAAACGGTAGCTACGCTATTTCGCTTTCTTCAAGCTGTTTACGAATGTCCTGACAGTCAGATCTATATGTTTGGGTTTTCGTCATCAACTGTATATGAAAACTGTATAAAACTTATATTCGAAACACCGCAATTTGCCATTTACAAACCGTTCTGCACGTGGTTTCCTGGCAACGGATTGCTCAAAGTATTCGATAAAACGATCACTGTCATAGGAGCAAAAGACGAAGGCTCGATAGGACGTATACAAGGTAAAACGATCAGTATTGCCTATGCTGATGAGATGACTTTGTTTCCAGAAAACGTCCTCCAAATGATATTGACGAGGCTTAGGTTGCCTCATAGCATAGGCTTTGCGAGCATGAATCCAAAGCATCCGACGCATAAGATCAAAGGGTTAATAGATCTAGCCGAGCAAGGGGATCCTAAATACTATGCGTTGCAATTCATGATCGATGATAATCCTTACTTACCTAAGGATTATAAAGAAATGCTTGCAAATAGTTTGTCGGGGCTTTTTTACAAAAGAAACTACTTGGGTATATGGTGCCTGGCGGAGGGCGCCGTGTTTGATTTTTGGGATCGAGACTATTATGTAGTAGACGAGCCTCCCTGTGGTGCCAATTATTGGATAGCGGGCGTTGATTATGGGATGTCCAATCCCTGCGCTTGTGTGCTTATAGGGGTATCGACAGGAATGCAGACACAAACAGGTAAACAGATGTGGGTAGAAGATGAGTATTTTTGGGACGTCAAGGTAAAAAACAGAGAAAAAGCGGTCAGCGAATTGGCAGATGATATCGTTGCGTTTTTGGAACCGTATGCGATTAAAGGAGTGTATATTGACCCGAGCGCAGCAGCTTTGCGACATGATCTAGGCAAGCGAGGTGTGCATTGTGTAGATGCTAACAATGAGGTCGTTCCCGGAATCCACAGGATGGTGTCCGACGTAAAAGAGGGAAAATGCCTAATTCTGAGCAAGTGCCGCAATTTGATACGAGAGATAGAGGGCTATTGCTGGGATCCGAAAGTGGCAGAGCGAGGAGAAGACAAACCCATCAAAAAAGATGATCACTTGGTAGACTGTTTAAGATATTGTTTATCAACCCATAAGGTTGCGATTTATCAGCCATACAAGCATAATCCCACTAAATATATGCAAGGGCGATTCGATTCGAGGTTTGGATAATTTTGAGAGAAGGAAGGGGAATGGAAAGGAAGGGAAAGGAAAGGAAGGGACAGGAAAGGAAAGGAAAGCAATGGTTTTAAAAAGGAAAACGCCGGATCCGACGCCATGGATTCGGCCGAATTCTAGAGGGCAGCATTGGACGGAGGAGCAGATGCGAATACTGGACCAAATTACTCTAGAGGTGACGGAAGCATGGGCGAAAGACCTAAGAACGATTCGCAAGTGTCACGAAAAAACAAAAGAAACGGTCGAAAACTTAACAGACACAAATAGCTTGCTTGAAAAGCTTAATGAAAAAATTGAGGTGTCTGGGTTTCTTAGACGTTTGGATGAGGTATTTAAGACGCAAGAAGAGATTAAGTTATTTTTGGAAGACGTTAGACAGCATTGTTTTCGGTCGGAAGTCCAGATACTCGGAATGCGAGATCTGTTGGTGAAGGCACTCGAGGTGGTTGCAGGAGGTAAGCGCTCAAGGCGAAGATGGTGGGAGTTTTGGAAATAGGTTGGTTTTCAAGCAGTTATCTAAATTCATGTGAAAATTCAGTGCTTGACATGATGGGATGAAAATCAGTAGTGTATTTGGACATACTGCGATTTTCAGGAGCCTATGAATAACACAAAAAAGTATAGTGTCCATATAAAAGGGGCGACGCCTCTTATCATGAATTGCGATAAAGCGTGCAATCCACTTCATCCTTTGACTAAAAAGATCAAAGAAATCACATGTATTAGGAAAAAAACAGACGATCATCATATAGCATTGGCTAGATTAAAGTTCGAGGCCGCTCTTTACTACGACAAGAAATTGGGCGTATATATGCCTTCGAAATGCCTTCAAGGATGCATCAAAGCGTCTGCAAAGAAGTTTAGATTAGGCAAGCAGACGAAAGCGGTCATTTTGGATGAACCTTTAGGGTATCCACTGATTCCGTATAAAGGACAAAATGTAGAATCGCTTTATAGTGAAGTAAACGAAGAAGGGGAAAGAACATATGTTTTTGTAGAAAATCTTGTAGTGGGAATGGCTCGCGTGGTGCAAACCAGGCCAATTTTCCATAGGTGGGAAGTGAAGTTTAATTTGTTGCTAGATACCGAGTTGTTGCCTGAAGCAGATCTGGAAATGATTTTGGAGACAGCCGGCTATGAATATGGTTTGTGCGACTTGAGACCTGGAATGGCTACAGGAAATTACGGAACGTTTAGCGTAGAAGAGTTTAAGAAAGCAAAATAATTTTTGTTGAGTTAAGTTCTGTTAAGTTAAGTTGAGTTTATTTATGTTTGGTTAGTTTGAGTTTGGTTTCGTTAGGTTAAGTTCCGTTTCGTTAGGTTAGTTTTCGTTAAGTTAAGTTTCGTTAAGTTAAGTTGCGTTGAGTTACGTTTTGTTCAGTTTAGTTATGTTAAGTTGCGTTTAGTTTTTTTTGTTTCATTATATAGAAAAGGACAACTATGAAAAAGAAAGAAAAAGAGGCTATATTTGAAAAACTGTGTGCTGTTGGAGAGATTAAGTATAACCATCATATAGATAAAGAGATCTTGGGAGATCTGTTTGGTACACATGATTATGACTCACTTGCTTATCGAAGTGCGATTATGCAGTTGATGGCATTCATTGATCAGGACAAAGGAATGCCGTGTCAGACATATCACCTAAATCTTTATATAAAGCCATTGAAAGATGCTCCGCAGGCTCTGGAGAGGAGGATTAAGAGAGGCAACAAGCAACATGCGCGAGGAAGGAAACAAGCGGAAAATATGCCGATGCATAAATTTGATAATGATACAAAATCTGAGGTGGTGCACATGCAGAGTTGGCTGAATCGCCTAGGCAGGAGTTCGCGGTTGATCCGAAAAGAAATCGAGTATTACGCAATTTGAATCGAGGTTTGGATAATTTTGAGAGGGAATGGAAAGGAGAGGAAAGGAGGGGAAAGGAAGGGAAAGGAAAGCAATGGTTTTATGAAAGAAAATAAGTGGATTGGATGAGTATTGAACATGATGACCTACCTAGTAGCGTTCATGGCAGCAATCGCCGGATGGATCATTGGAAATACGTTGAGGAAGATAAACAGAAAGTGATATAATGTTTGCACAAGCCTAGAGGGCACTCGAAAAGCGGATTCCTACCGCCTGGCTTGCATTTCATTAGGACAACTAAGGAGGTTGACATCATGCCCAACAAATGTATTTCATGTGAAATGATTCTAAGCGAAAAGGCTCTCAAACCAGCGTGTAAGCAATGTAGGAAAGATGATAAATTGAAGTGGTGCAAAGAATTCTTGAGTGAATATGGATACGATGTTATAAAAAGGTCATAGGAAACTTTTTTAACAACGAGGTGTGCCATTTCCTTCTATTACCCCCCTTGGAACAATGCTCTGGAACCGAATCAAGGGAACGTCAGACAGTGGTTGGATAATTTATATTCAAAATTTCAACCAATAGAACAGTCTTAATATGAAAGCGGGACTGTTAGTAAATAAAGTGAGTAGCGCTGGAATCAATCTAATATTGACACTTTATTTTACGCAGGGTTAAGTAATTTTTTGAAAATTGGGCCCTGTTTAAATCTTCTCTGATTGACTTGGACCTCCCTATGGGAAGACAAGGCGGAACCCGAAAGGGACCGTGAACGACTAAGTGAGAGGACACCGCAAGGTGAAGCGATAGTCTGAACTCCATAGTAATATGGAGAGGGATCTCCGAAGAGGGAACCCCGCCTAGAGATAGGTCACAAAAGTAACAGAAAGCCCAGACGTTTGTGAATCGGTATTTCAATTTTAGCCCTACGACATCGTTTCAGCAGTACTACTTTAACATCTGCCAGCAGCCTATTAATATGCTTACGGGGTGTGAGAGGCAGCATCGGAAAAATTTTAGTTATGTGCCGACGGAGGGGGCGGATCCGCAGACGACGGACCAGTACACAAAATTGATTACGCATGTGGCGAACAAAGGGATGATTCATGAGACAAAATCGCAAGCCAAAGAACAGTCGGCGATCACCGGTATGGTACTTCTACAGCCATATTTAGACTATACAGGAGATGATCAGGCTCAAGGAGAGCTGAAGCTCAAGTTGTGGGAATATAATGCGTTTTTGGTAGATCCATATTTTAGAAGCCCTGATATGAGCGATGCTCAGTTTGTATGGTGTCAAGAATACATCAGCAAAAAAGAGGCGGAAAGCCGTTTTCCTGATAAGTTAGAGGCTATTGTGCCGATGGCTGGAACGCCTCAGAGGTACGGAAGTTTTTATTTCCTTCCGGAAAACTACAATATGGCGAGAAACGATTTAATGGTGCTCTCATATGTCTGGTACAAATGGAAACGGAAGAAAAAAAGGCTTTATAGTCGTACTAGGAATCAATTCTTTGACTTTGCTGGGGATGATGGCCACTTGGAGCAGATTTTATATAGTATTCCGGACATGGAAGAAGTAACCGTAGAGGCACCGTGCTGGAAACTTGCTGTGGTTCTGAACGATCAGTTGATGTTTCAGGGCGATAATCCTCTTGGTTTCGATGGATGTCCTTTCATTCCCTATTACTGGAACTACGAACCGCATAACAATTATTACGATCTGCGCGTTCGTGGGCTTATTCGGACTATGCGCGATCCTCAATTTCTTTATAATTATAAGATCATCACAAACAACGATATCACAGCTGCGACAATCAATGCGGGTTGGAAGCGAAAAGTTGGAGCTGTTGCAAATGAAGACAATCTTAAGAAGTCTGGACAGGGCTGGGACGTCATCATCAATGAAGGCTACGAGATGACGGATTGTGAAAAAATTATCCCTTCTGGAGTACCAGAGAGCGATATGGCTCTTGCGGAGCAGATGGGTAATTTGATATGGCAAACAGCGGGAATTAATCTCGAGAATTGGTCTGGACAAAATGATAAGCAGATAAGTAGTCTGACGATGATGTTGAAATCAGCTGCTAATTTGATGGTTTTTCAGAAATATTTTGATCAGTGGGACTTTTCAGATAAACTTCTTGGAGAACGTCTTTTGCAGATAGCCTTAAACAATTGGAGTGCTGAGAAAGTTGGATTGTTAATAGGCGAGGAGCCTTCTCCATATTTCTACAGTAAGATATTTAGCAAGTTTCAGTGTATTGTCGAAGAGAGTGACTTGACTCCGACGCAACAAAACTTGCAAGCTCAGCAGATGATGGATATGAATGCGGCCTTTGGGCGCGAAGTGTTCTCACCTTCTCAGATTATTCCTAAGCTCAATATCACTGGAAAAGCAGAGATTGTGCAGATTTTGCAACAACAAGAGCAGCAGATGCAAGCAGTGCAGTCAGAAGAGATTAATATCAAGCACACTGTTGAAGAAATGAAGATGAAAGAGCTTATGGCAAGGATCCATAATCTGCTCTCCCAGGCGCGTGAGAGGGATTCTAGAAGTGAAAGCAATGTAGGATTGTTTGAAGAGCGTATGAGCGAGATAAGCAAGAACCATAGCCTAGCGACAAAAGAAAAGATGGAGGCTCTTACGATGCTTCTGGAAACCATTCAGAAATTTGGAGAGTTGGAAACATTCTTACAATCTAATAACCTTGACTCTATTAAATTTGACGAAGAAGAAACAGAAAAGAATGCGCGAAAAGATATCGAGAAGAGCGAAGCTTCTAAAAGATTTATTGCACAGATAATGGGCAGTATGAATAATCAGAATCAACAACAGGGCCAGATGGCCCAAATGAGGTAAAGATGAGCGGACGTAGAATAGATGACCACAGCAATTGGGTTGGTGCAAGTCCAAAGCATGCTCCATTGCCCGAGGTTGGCGGTAAAATGAAGCAGGAGAGCTCGGCAGAAGGTTTTGGAGCGCTCAGTCATTATGAGGACACTACTGAGGCTATTAAATCCCAGCAGGAGATGAATAAGAAAAAAGTTCATGGGAATCCTCATAAGCCTGGGACGAGAAATTAAATTGGGGAAGAGATGACGCTTCATTTGCTGTATAAGGGCCTGGCCGGCGTTCTCTTCTCTTTTTTTACAAACCAGAAAGTAGGAAAAAATGAAGTCAGGTTTTAAAGATCCAACGGCAGTCAAAAAACAAGATCCCAAAGATCATCCTATTGACGGCAAGAATACGCCGTGGGATTTTACTTGTCCGCAGTACGATGAAAGGACGAGTTGTTTTGTGAATGCCGGTACGCATTATGGCGTAGGGCACAGAACGCCAGTGGGTAGTGAGAGTGGTCCTAAGCAAAGGGTGTCGACGATGCCTTTTGGAAAGAAGATGGGCATGAAAGTGAGCGAGGCGGGCTAATGCCCATTTCCGGAAATGCACAACCATTCAACAGACAACAGCCAAAGAAGCCAGGAAAGAATCGCTTTGCCCATACCGCAAATACTCCCTATGGCATGGGAGATAACTATGGAACCGGCATAAAGGCGAAACTAGGAAAGATGCGCGAAGATAGCATGGGTATGATAGCTATAACTCCTAAGAAACTGAAAACACCTCCTAAATCAGTGGCTTAAAAGGTTTTGCATTTCTGCTAATTTGTCTATAGATTGCATCGATTGTTGCATCGTCTAAATCATCATCCTCTTTAGCTTCCAAGACCTCACGATTCGTAGTAAAGGCGATAATGCTTTCACGAACAGTCTTGTTTTCGGTAACATTTCCGCTCTTGTACTGTTTCCATAGTTCTCTAGCGGGAATCATCCAGATAACCTTGATAATATCCTTTCCAGGATAGGCCTTAAAAAGCATCGAGTTTTCCTGTGCCTGTGGTTTCGTGAGCCTTGGTTGCCATATCAGGCGTTTACGAACACCCTCGTCATCTGTTCTAGGATGGGCAAAGATATAAAATGGATGATCTCCGAAAGGGCGCCGCTCTATGATATTCTGACAGCATTCGGCGATGTCAAATGTTTGTTTGGTGAAGTGCTGGTAACGATCATGCGTTTCAAGACGATTAAGTTTCACTTGAATATCCAAATCATCATCTTGCCATAAATTCTATTTTATTCTTTAATGAGATTACATCTAAACGCGGTCCAGCGTCAAGGACAAAGGATAACATGACAGTACCGAATCAAGAAACACCTCTCCAACAACCTGAGGAAAATAAACCAAGTGATAAAGAACTGAATTTTAGAAAACAAGAACAAATGTTTCAAAGGCAGCTAGAGCAAGAAAGATCTGCTCGGATAGAAGCTGAAAAGAAAGCACAGGAACTTATTATCAGAATGCAACAACCTCAAGAAGCTGATGAAAATGATTCAGAACCATTTGTAGACCACAAAAAGTTAAATAATACTCTGAAAAAATTCAGTGAGCAGACTAGGCAACAGACGCAAACGGAAATACAGCAAGCTGTTAGAGCCGCTCTACAAGATGAAAGACGGCAAAACTGGATTAAGAATAACCCTGATTTTTACGAAGTAATGCAGCACGCGGAAAAGTTCGCGCAGAAAGACCCCGATCTAGCTGAAAGTATCTTGGAGATGCCGGAAGGTTTCGAAAGGCAAAAACTCGTATACAAGAACATAAAGGCACTCGGTCTGCACAAGCCTGAAACCAAGCAATCCACCATCCAAGAAAAAGTGGATGCTAACAAAAAAAGTTCTTATTATCAGCCTGGTGGCGTAGGATCTGCTCCTTATGCAGCGACTGGAGATTTCAGTCCTGCAGGGCAAAAGAATGCATTTGCGAAGATGCAAGAACTCAAGAATCGGCTGAGGATATGAATAAGAAATTCGTTCATGTTGCCAATCAGATTTAAATAGGTTGTGCTATTTCATTAATTTGTTGAAATACAAGGAGGTAATATGAAAACCAGAAAGAACCAAAAAGAGGACATATCGCTTGAAGCTTCCTTGATTGATTCCGCAGAAAAGCTCCGAGGAGCTATGGATCCTGCAGAATATAAACACATTGTTCTTGGACTGGTTTTTCTACGTTATCTTTCAGAAGCTTTTGAAAAGAAGCAAGCCGAACTTTTGAAAAACGACTTAGCCAACGCAGAGGATCCCGAGGAGTATCAAGCTGAAAATGTTTTTTGGGTGCCAGAAGCTGCTCGATGGTCCACCTTAGCATCACAAGCTCGTTTGCCCGACATTGGCAAAAAGATTGACGAGGCGATGCGCGCCTTAGAAAGCGAGAACGTTGCGTTAAAGGGTGTTCTTCACAAGGAATATGGCAAAGCAAGTTTGAATCCAACTATGTTAGGGCGACTAGTTGACCTCTTCACTAATATCAAGCTTTCACATAGCGAGGCAGATTTCGACTTTTTAGGTAGAATTTACGAGTACTTTCTCGCTGAATTTGCAGGTAAAGAGGGAAAGCGCGGCGGCGATTTCTACACACCTGCTTCTATTGTCCGCACCCTCGTCGAAATGATAGAGCCCTTACATGGGCGTGTCTATGATCCTTGCTGCGGAACAGGTGGATTCTTCGTCCAATCGGAGAAACTGATCTCGGCATACCAGGGAAAACTTGGCGATATTGCTATCTATGGGCAAGAGCGCAATAACACCACTTGGAAACTTGCTAAAATGAATCTCGCTATCAGAGGTGTAGAAGCCGAAATTCACTGGAATAGTGAAGGGACTCTTCTAAAAGATGCCCTACCAGATCTTCGCTTCGACTATGTCCTAGCGAATCCTCCTTTCAATATCAAAGAATGGTCGGGCGAGCTACTAAGAGAAGACCCTCGCTGGAAGTATGGAATCCCACCCGAAGGCAATGCAAACTTCGCCTGGATACAGCACATCATTCATCATCTTACACCTAATGGTGTAGCTGGCATTGTCCTTGCCAACGGATCAATGGCCTCAAATACCGCCGGGGAGGGCGAGATCCGCAAAGCTCTCGTAGAGAATAATCTGGTCGATTGTATGGTGGCTCTTCCAAGTCAGTTGTTTTTTGGAGTCCAGATTCCCGCGTGTCTCTGGATCCTAGCAAAGAATCGCTCTAACGGCAAGTCGGGGAAAACCAAACTTAAGGACCGTCGCGATGAGATCCTCTTCATTGATGCTCGTCAACTAGGCCAACTTGCCACAAGAACTCAGAAGGTTTTTTCCGATGAAGAAATAAATCGTATTGCGATGACCTATCATTCCTGGCGGGGTCAAAACGGAATTGGAACATACGATAATATCCCAGGCTTCTGCAAGGCAGCTACAATTGACGAGGTGCGACAGAATGGGCACATCTTAACACCTGGTCGATACGTGGGCACAGAGATCAGCGATGAAGATACCATACCATTTGAAAGCCAAATGCAGGCGCTGGTAGGAAAACTCTATGCCCAGATGGATAAAGCACAGCAGCTAACAAAGCAAATTCAGCGCAACTTGGAGGGACTCGGGTATGCGTAAAGGCTGGAAAAATGTTTGTATAAATGATATTGCTGATATTGTTGGAGGCAGTACTCCCAGTACAAAAAACCCCAACTTTTTCTCAGGAAACATACCGTGGATTACCCCTAAAGATCTCTCAAATTATCAAAATAGATATATTTATTTTGGTGAGAGAAACATTTCTACTTCAGGTTTGAACAGTTCCGGTGCTCGTTTACTTCCGAAGGGATCTGTTCTTTTTAGTTCTCGCGCACCAATAGGTTATGTGGCAATTGCTGGACAGGATCTTGCAACAAATCAAGGCTTCAAAAGCCTAATTCCCAAAAAAAATGCAAACTCAGAATTTTTATTTTATCTTCTCAAATTTTACACAAAATTTATTGAAAATGTTGCTGGCGGAACTACTTTTAAAGAAATTTCGGGAACAGCTCTTAAAAATTTCAAAGTAAGTCTACCTGAGAGTATTGAAGAGCAAAAAGCCATTGCAGCAATATTGGGAAGGTTGGACGAAATGATCGAACTCAACAGACAGGTGAATGAAACTCTGGATACAATGGCCCAAGTGATCTTCAAAAGCTGGTTTCTCGACTTCGATCCTGTTTATGCTAAAGCTAAAAGTTGCAAACCCTTAAACATGAGCGATGAGATAGCTGCTCTTTTCCCTGATGGTTTCGAAGATTGCAAACTGAATTTAATCCCCAAAGGATGGAAGATAAAAAAATTATCCGAAATCTGCTCTACTCAGTACGGTTACACAACGAGTGCGCATGCAGAGAATGCTGGCCCAAAGTTTCTGAGAGTCATGGATATCAATAAGAAGAACTGGATTGATTGGAGTACCGTACCCCATTGCGATATTGATAGAGATTTAAAGAGTAGGTACACGCTCACTGTTGGTGATTTGGTCGTTGCTAGAATGGCAGACCCTGGAAAATCAGCCATTATCGAGGAGGATATGGATGCGATTTTTGCTTCATATCTTGTTCGTCTTAAGCCAGAATCGAAAGCTTGGGGCTACTTTATTTATGGTTTCCTGAAATCAGACCTCTATAAGAATTATGCCGAAGGAGCAAAGGGAGGCTCAGTTCAAGCCAACATGAACGCAAGGGTTATTGTGGGAACGAACCTTGTTATCCCACCAAGTGCCCTTATAGAACATTACTATCAATTAATACTTCCATTCCGAAAAAGGCTAGTAGCAAATGTGCGCGAATCACATACCCTTGCAACTATACGCGATAGCCTTCTTTCCAAGCTTTTATCAGGTGAGATCTCCATTAATGATGCTGAGAAGCAAGCATCTCAGGTTTTATAGAGGAAAAAATGGCTAAAATCTACGAATCGGATCTCGAACATCATCTCTTAACACTTCTCTCCTCTTTGGGATATCAATGCCATCAAGGCGACGAATTTGACCCGGACTGCTCAAGCGAACGCCTTCAATCTGCTCTACTCAGTATAGAACAGATTGACAATTAAATAGTTTTTTGCATAATGGATTCCACGTAAGCACAAGCGTTATGTGCACCGCTTCGCAGAAGTAGCGTTACTGCATAGATATGGCCGAGAACGGACGTAGGAGGCTTGTCGTCCACCGATCCCCATATCCCGATAACATGCAACCTATGAGGTTAGCATGTCGATTACGACTACAGGGAACCTAGGTCCCCTCATTCTACAATCGTTAGCTCCCGCAATGCTCTATGTTCCTACGCCCACGATGAACTACATCACTGTGTGCGATAAGATCAGTATGCCAGCAAACGGCGGCACGACTGCTAGATTTATGCGCCCGAGGGCGCTAACACCACCCACCATTCAGTTGGGTAACAGCGGGATAGATCCACCCGCGCAGGTCCCTCAAAGGGATATCATAGACGCCCAGATGGCTTTTTTCGGTGGTCGCCAGTGCCGAAACAATTGGTTATGCGATAGACTGGCTGCATAATCAATGAGCAGGTGGATGAGAATTTAGCCTGCTATAAACCAGCCCTAATTGACTTAGAAGCCCGACAGGGTGATAAGGCGGAACTATGGAACTTACGAAAGAATATATAGAAAGATTGAAAGAATTTGATAATCATTCTTATTTAATGCTTTGTTGGTTTATAGGCCGTGAGAGACTAAAGCGGGTAGGAACTGAAAAGTTAAGCGATAGTCCGATCTGCGAGAATAAAGAAAGTCGCAGAGACAAGCAGAAATGACTTGTCCCCACTATGTGGAGTAACAAAAATGTATTCTCCAGGACCAGGAGGGTAATGAGTACGCCCTCTTAGCTGCTGCATAAATGGTACTTGCATGGGTCAGCGAAAGACTGGCTGTTGCAATGCGGCAAGCCGAGGATTAAGATTAAGTCCTCGATAAACCTCTTCTGATTGACTTGGAAGGCTAACCCGAAAGGCATGCCGACAGGGCGGAAGGCTTTAGGCCACCGTGAGAGACTGAGTGAAGAGGCCCAGAAATGGGATGCGACAGTCCGAACCAGACGACGAAAGGTCTGGAGATAGGCAGAAATGACCTATCCACACGAAAGTGGGGTAACAGATTGTTAATTTTGCGCGACTACGTCGTTTCTGCAGCTTCTCAGATTAATGCTGGTGGCGGCTCTAACGGGGACAATCCAACTAATCTTGGAGTGTCTGACTTTAGCTTGGTAGCAACGACTCTTGACACGAACAATGCTTACAAGTTCATGTCGGGTATCGAAGGCATGGACAGATTCGGTACTGGTCCTGTGCGTTCGGCATATTTCATGCTGTCGTCAACGGAACTACAAACCGATTTCGACGCGCTGACAGGTTCTGGTTTCATTAACCAATGGAATTATCCAAATAATTCTTCGGCATTGCCTTCTGAGTATGGTTCTGTGTTCAACATCCGTATTCTGACTAGCTCAGAAGCGCCTGTTGCACGTGGAGCATCTGCCAATGGCAGTGATGTCTATTACAATACAGTAATAGGCAAGCAAGCCATCACGCATATAAATCAGGATGGATACTCCATGAACTTGATTTATCGCGATCCGTATTATTCAGGAATGATGGCTCAGAATGCGACGCTTGCGGTGAAGTTTGCGCAAGCGCAAGCAATCACACAAGATACGGCTATCCGAAATATCGTCTCAACTAGACTTAGCTCGTTGGGAGGTCCATAATATGGCAGAGTATTCGAGAATAGCAAAAGGGCACGTAACAAATCCTGCTACGGGCTCATCGATCGTGATTAATCTTCCTTATCAGCCAGATTTTGTCCAATTCTGGAACTATACATTAGCAGGTACTACACCGACGTCGCAAAACGTCATTAGTGGGTATTGGGATGTGTCCATGGGACAAGGCTCTGCGATAATCCAAGGTTATAACACAACACCATATCTGCAATATGATACGGTGACTACAAATGGTATCAGTTCATTTGCAGCTGGGCAACTGTTGCAGTTTGGGCCTTTGGTGCTCCTGGGAACGACCGGAGGTGCTGGTATTGCGAAAACTAGCTCGACGGTTCTTACTGTTACTACAGCAGCAGCGCATGGGCTATTGCCGGGTAACTGGGTGATTTTTCAGAATCTGTATCAGACCTCGACAACAGGTATGCAGCAAATTGCTGGCATTCCGTTCCAAGTATTGACTGTCGGTAGCACGACTACATTTACAGTCGGTTGGGTAGGAAATGCAGCTAATTTGACGGCTATTACAACGGCAGCCACAGGAGCTGCTGGATTTAAGCAAATCTTGTATCCTAGTTTGTATGAGCCCGGTGTAGCATATCCTTGGAGCATATCTACGACAAACGGTGTGACGACTGTAAATACTACAGCTCCTCACAACTTTGTAGTAGGGCAGCAAATTACGTTTAGGATGCCTTCAGTGTATGGGGCAACTCAACTGAATTCGCTTCCTGATACGACAATTCCAGGCCAGCCTATTTACTTTTATGTAAATACGGTGACAGGTGCTACTTCGTTTACGTTCTTAAATGCCCCTTCTTATACAGCATTTTCTGTAGCTAATCCCGCGTTTACTTCTTTCCCAGGATTGAAGTTTGCTCAGGTATTAGCTGTGGGAGACATAAACAGCGGTGGTTATCCCTATACGGGAGTTTCTCCGTCTCCAAACCTTTATCCATCGCCGACTATTTATGGTGGAAACACCCTGAGCCAGTCAGCAACGGTTAACGGTCCTGCTATACAAGGTGCATTTATCAATTGTACATCGGCAGGATTCATTTTAGGGTCCGGCGCAGGTACTGCTTTAACTACGGCAACAATGAACGGCGTTACAAGCAACGTTCTTTATTGGAACGCGTTTTTGAGCGATTTTCCTGTGAATTAATAGAGACATGAGTCTCTTGCGAGGGGTAGGGACAATTTGTTCCTACCCATTTTTGAGGTACAATGACATATTATCCCGTTATACAAGGCCCAATAGCTCCTTATAGCAATATTCCTATTGCTCCAGAGAATTTTCAGCCTAGTCAATTCGTTATTACTGCCTTGACATATGGCCAAACAACGACTGTAACAATGAATAGTGGAACAAATGGAGTTCTTCCAAACTATGTTATAGGGCAGCAAGTAAGAATCACAATGCCCTCGTCCTATGGTGCCAGGCAACTTAATGAGCAAACAGGTTATGTTCTCTCGGTTCCAACTGCCAATTCAGTAGTTATCAGCATCAATTCGATAGGAACTGATCTTTTTATCTCTAGTCCTGTGTTTAAGCCATTGCAGTCCCAGACGCCTCCACAAATCATGGCCATCGGGGATTTATCTTTTGGTCAAATAAATAATTCAGGTATAACGAATCAAGGGACCTATATCCCTGGAAGCTTTCAAAACATATCAGCATAGGTAGCAGATGACAGAAAAACCAAAAATAAAATCAGCAGACGCAGAAAGAGAACTGGAAAAAGTACAAGAACAGTTTAAAGCACTTGATAATCAAGTTCAAACGATGACTTTGGATAGAATGAATCAGGCTCCGAAAGCAGACCAAGAACCACAAACAAAGCTTTCGCAGGTTGAGATCGATAAATCTAAGTATCTGTATCTCAAGCCGGCGAGATCGATATCCAGCAAAGAGCTGTTTAACGAAAAATGGAGAGAACATTACAACTTTCAGAAAGAGTATGTCCACTTCACTGCAGAGCATAAAGAGATCATAGGAGAAATTATCGAGATATGGACAAAACCATTTCCTGGAATGCCTGCGGAATTGTGGAATGTTCCTACCGGAAAACCAATATGGGGTCCTAGATATCTTGCGGAACAGATTACGAAGTGCCGCTATCATAGACTTGTTATGAAGCAAAATGTGTTGACGGAAGAAAATAGTGTAGGGCAAATGTTTGGTGCTCTTGCAGTTGATACGACTATTCAACGGTTAGATGCTCTTCCTGTGAGCACAAGAAAAAGCATTTTCATGGGAGCGGGTAGCTTCTAATGTTTCTTCTAAATGATGTAATAACTTATATAAGAAGGATCATAAAGAGTCCTTCCAATGCTGTGATAACAGACAATTTAATCATAGATTATATCAATAGATTCTATATTTCTGATGTCAGTGCTAGGATACAGCTTTTTGATTTAAAGACGAAATATGCCTTTAATACTGTTCCTGGATTTGATCGCTATAACATGCCTCTGTATAACGTGCAGACAGAGCCTGGCGCTCAATCAATCGGTATGTATCCAGTCTATCAGGGATTCCAGTCTCCGATGTATATTAATGGCATTCAGGTGCCTCTACAAACTCAGAAAAACCAATTTCTTAATATCTGGCCTAATGTATCTCAACAAGCTCCTGTAGTGGCCGTAGGAAATGGAGGGCCGACATATTCATTTACATTTCCTGTAGCTCCTGGAAACTCAAATCCTATAAATACTCCCGTAAACTATATCTTGAGAGGTCATGTAGATATGGCGGGTATCATTGCTACTGGCAATAATAACGATCCTCCTTTCGGTATAGATGTATTCTTAGGACAGCCTAATGCTGTAATTCCAAGCACAAGCATCGACGGACAGGTTTTTATCTATTCGACAGATGCAAACGGTAATGCACTTGTAGTCCAAGACAGCGGCATTTTCTTAAACCAAGGTGGCGCTAACATGCCAAATTATGGTCTTCTGATGGCTCCAGGAAATGCACCTTTTGGATACTCGAAGCTGCCAGGAGGCTATTCCACTACTTCTAACACAGTAAATTACTTCACTGGAGACGTGAACGTCACTTTCCCTACAGACATTCCTCCTGGGATAGATATCAACGCCGTATTTTTCTTTTTCCAGACAGGGCTTCCTAGAGCTGCTTTATTCTACAATAACACACTTACGCTGAGAAGCCCTCCAGACACTCAATATTATGTTGAAATTGAGGCATATTTAACACCAGCAGCTTTCTTGAATACAGCAGGAGCCATTCCATTTGGATATATGGCTGAATACCTATCTCGTGGCGCCGCAAGAAAGATTCTTTCCGATACAGGAGACTTCGAACAATTCCAGTTTTACGAGCCTCTTTTCAAAGAGCAGGAACTTTTAGTGTGGAAGAGAAGCCAGAGAACTTGGGCCAACTCTCGTACAGAAACTATTTATAGCCAAGGTATAAACCAGGGGCAGTCGGGCTTTTCCAACATAGGCGGAAGCACCTTCTGATATCTTGACAGCCAAAACGAGAATGATCTTGATGACTTTTGACATTCTATCAGAGACGGATACCGTTTCAAAACAATAGAGGAGCTAGAAGAAAACTAATGCCTTCCCCTTTTACTTATTTTGCGCAAATTCCCAATCCACCAAATGATCCTGGGGATGATGTAATCAATATGCAAACCAATTCGGGATCTATTAATGATCTGATTGCGGTGGATCATGTAGGCTTCAACAATACGATAGGAGGCTATCATGACGTTATTCATTTTGATGATCAGGGATCTTATCCAACGACTCCGGCGGTGGTTTCTGGAGTAGGCCAGCTTTATACTAATACGGTGACGCCTACGGGGGGATCGGCGGATCAGCAGCTTTTTTATGAAAGTGGCCTTGGAGTTGTGACGCAATTGACGGGAGCAGACGCTCCTTTATTATCTGGGAATGGTTATATATGGCTTCCGGGTGGTGTTCTTTTCCAGTGGGGATCTATAACATCAACATCAAGTTCTTTCCAGACATTGCTTTTTGCGACGGCGAATATTAATTTTCCTAATGCATGCTTTAACATATGGACGCAGCCATTTGGAAGCGGAACAGTAGCATCAAGCCAAGCTACAGTAGATATCAGAAAGTCCACAATTAGCAATACAAGCTTTCAGTGGGTTTATGTCACAAATTCAGGACAGTATACGGGCTTTTTCTGGGCGGCTATAGGTAACTGATGGCAGATCAAATCTTTATAGGAACCTCGGGAGGTCAAAAAACTGATAGAACAGCATTTAACATCGATAACAATTCTTTTCCGCTGCTTTACAATTTTTATGCATGGCGAGGAAGAGTAAAGAAAAAGCGCGGTACGCTGCCTTTAGGACGGCTTGCTGTGCAGATTCAAATAGTATCAACGGGTGCTCTTCCATGGCAATATGGGCCGATAACTCTTTCAGTAGGAGCAGCTAATCTCATTACGGCCTTGTCGCTGGAAAGCTCATCTACGATAGTTCCTGGGACTATTAGTTTCATTGTAGGAGGGCAAACATATACAGACCCATCTACACCTGACGGAACGCTTACAGGAAGCGGAGGAGGTACCGGAACGATCAATTATGCTACAGGAGCAGTCACGATAACAGGAGGAGGCTCTAGTACACTTACGGGATTTTTCGACTATTATCCAGGCCTTCCGGTTATGGGTTTAAGAGATTTTGTTAAGCTCTCGTCTCCATCTTCTACTGTAAATCCTTTATACCCTCTTTTACTAACTTTTGATACGACGTATAGTTATCAGATCAATCAAGGTGGCTCCCCTCTATTCTACAATGTGAATTACTACAAAACGACGAATAATCCTTTCATATGGAATGGCCAGGATTACCAGCAGTTTTGGACGACGAATTATTCAGGAGCTCTTTGGGCGACTAATGGAAATCCGGGATTTCATTTTCAGAATATTAGCATTATCACAGAGCAAAACCCTACTAAGATTCAGACAGCATCTCCACACGGTCTCATTACCGGGGATTGGGTATTTTTCAATGAGATTACAGGGGCAAACGCAAGTTCTTTGAATCTTCAGGCATTTCAGATCACTCGATTGAATAGCACACAATTCACTGTGCCTGTAGATACGACTGGAGAAACTTTAAACAATAATGGCATCTTCCAGATGCTGACTAGTGCTCTTTCAGGACAAGATGGAATCCGGTGGTATGATGGCGATCCTACGAGTGCGACGGGACTGCCAACGGGTACAGGTCTTGGATGGGTGAATTTTGCCCCTCCCTTGACCGCTGTCGGCACATCTATAGAGAATACGCCCTTCGGCATCTACTATCTAGTCGGCTGCCTCATGATCGTTCCTTTTAAGGATAGACTGCTTTTCCTAAATCCAGTCATTCAGACAAGTACAGGAGGACCAATAACGCTTCAGGATGTAGTCATTTGGAGTTGGAATGGAACGCCATACTATAATGCTTTAGTACCAATCAACCAGACTTATGATGTCACGGCCTACTATGTGGATCAGGCTGGCAAGGGCGGCTATCTATCTGCAGGATTAGCCCAACCTATCATCACAGTAAGCAACAACGAAGATGTTTTAATCATTGGATTCGGAGGGGATGGAAGAAAGACAAGATTTGTCTATTCAGGAAACGATCTACAGCCATTTCTTTTCTTTACGATTAATTCGGAACTTCCTTCATCGGCAACATTTTCATCGATCACATTGGATAGGGGAGCGATAGATATAGGCCAATATGGAATTGCAATGACAGATCAGCAGAGTTCTCAGAGGATTGATCTGGATATCCCAGACAGCGTTTTTCAGATTCAATCGTTAAACTTCGGTGTACAACGTGTTAACGCCATCAGAGATTTCTTTAGAGAATGGATCTATTTCTCATTCCCGTATAACGATAGCTCATGGAAATTTCCCACGAGGACATTCCTTTTCAATTATCGAGACAATACATGGGCAGTATTTTATGAAAATTACACCTCACATGGCCGCTACAGGCCACAGAGTAAAAAGTCCTGGCTTACACTAGGATATAGCAGTTGGTTAGCATGGAGAGCTCCTTGGAACAGCGGAAGTAACTCACCTCTATTTACAGATATTATTGTTGGAAATCCTCAAGGATATGTGCTTATCAAAGACGGTGATAGCACATCAGAAGCCCCGTCGGGTACAATACAGGCCATTTCCAATAGTGGAGGATTTACTCAAATAACATCAATCAATCATTGTGTAGAGGTAGGCGATTATATCTATATCCAAGGATGCCTCGGAACTACGGCTTTGAACGGTATTATAGCGATTGTCACGAATACAGGAACGAGAGCAAGCCCAACAGCGAATACATTTACTATCGACGCTTCCTTTCCATCGGGAACATATCTTGGACTTGGGACTTTCACAAGGCTTTGTCAGCCCATTCTGCAGACAAAGCAATTCCCATTTTATTGGGAACAAGGAAAGCAGTTAAGATTAGCTCTGCAAAAATATCTTCTAGATACAACGTCAATAGGTCAAGTGACCTTGAATATATATTTGAGCCAGGATTCGACGAATGCTTGGAATGATCCATTGAATAGTGGAACTCCCAATGGTCTTGTGTATTCGCAATTACTCTACACATGCCCTGAGAGTACAAATCTGGGATTGACGCCGGCTAATACCAATCTTCAGATGCCAACGGCATCTACGCAAGAACAAATATGGCATAGATTTAATGCGAGTATGATCGGAGACTCAGTGCAGATAGGAATTACATTAAGTGATGCTCAGATGAGAAATCTGACGTACGCGACAAGTGAAATTACATTGCATGGAATACAGCTTACAATACATCCAGGACCTCATTTAGCATGACGATATCGCCACTTAAAGTTCCCTATCTAAGGGCTCAGAGAAATTTTCCTAACGAGGATCTTAAGACCTTGTCCGTGGAAATGGACAGATCCTATATTGATATTGCAGATAAGGTCAATACGAGAACTATAGGAATATTTCCAGCCAATTTTTCTGTTGTCACAGGGGAGAAATGGTATATCGAAGGCTCGACACAATCTCAGCAGACATTGAGACAAATTTATCCGATTGATGGGGAAGGCCCTTATCCTCATGGAATTGATTTCGCAGAGTTTGGAGGATTTACAAGAATATATGGAACATTTACGGACGGCACTTATTGGTATCCACTTCCTTTTGTAAGTGTGGTGAATGTGACGAATCAGGTAAACATTTATATAGATTCTACGTATATTCAAGTGACAGAGGGTGCCGGATCGCCTACAATCACAAGCGGATTTGTTATTCTTGAGTGGTTAGCACTATTTTAGGAGAAGATTATGACATCATTGACGGGGAATTTAGGACCAGCAGGATCTTCAGCATATGGAAGTTCTTCAGGAAATGGAATGCGGGGTTTAGATCCTAGGCAAAAGCATATTTCCGGGCACCATCGATTTCAGCAGTTCACGCCCGAGCAGATGGATCTATTTCAGCAATTATTCGGGCTTGCTGGTCCTCAAAGCTATTTGTCGAGGCTAGCAGGAGGCGATCAGTCTCTTTTCGGAGAGATAGAAGCGCCGGCATTGAAACAATTGGGAGAGTTTCAGTCAGGGCTTTCTAATAGATTTAGTGGAATGGGTCTTGGGGCTAGGCATGGCAGTGGGCATAATATTGCTCAAGGACAATTAGCTATGGACTTTGCTCAGCAGTTACAATCGCAAAGACAAGGATTGCAAAGACAGGGTCTAAGCGACCTTGCATCGTTATCCAATAATCTTTTGGGGCAGCAACCATATGGCTTAACTGAAAGAGGCAATCAGCCGAGCTTCCTAGAATCGCTTTTTGGCAGCCTTGCGCCGTCTCTAGGGCAATTTGGAGGTAATTTTGGCGGTCTATATGCAGCTAAACGATTTGGCTTATTCTAGGAGGATTTATGGTAGAAATTATTCGACCACCAAGACGACCTAGTTTCGGAGAAATATTCGGTACCGGATTTGGACAGGGCACCGGAGCCGGATTTCTTCAAGGATTAGGAAAAGCGGAAGATCGTGCTAGAATTACTAAAGAAAACGCAGCTCTTGAGAAGGCCGGTTTTGGAGATCTTGTAGGGTTTTCTCCTGAAGACAGAAAAGCAGCCATTGTAGAACGTCTAAGGTCGGCAGGAAAACAGCAGCTGAGCCCTTTACAGCAATCTCAGCAGAGATTAGCGGAAGAAAAGCTAAAGGCTCTCCAGGGGCAAGAGGCCTTATTTAGTAAGTTAACAGGAGGATCAACACAAGCTCCGTCATTTGGAGGAGAACAAGACATTGCAGGTGATCAAGAAAACTTTGCGCATCAAATTCCTGCAGAACATCTGACACAATTAGCTGGTTTTGCGGGACAGCCTGGACAAGTTGGGATCATCGGAAATATCGCTAAAGGGGAACTTGATCGAAGAAAAGCGGAAAAGAAACACTCATTTGAAGAAGAAAAATTTAAGTTCACAAAATCAGAAGCGGAAAGAAAATCTGAAGAGAAAAAACTAGAAGCACTCAGGCAAGAAGTTGCCCCAATAAAAAAAGAGATTTCTGAAAGAGCGGAAATAGCTCGGCGTGGGATCCAGAACAAAGAAAAATTAATAGAGGGCATAAATACAGGAAAATTAAATGATCCCTCTTATGCTGCTCTTTTGGAAGCTGTTCCTGGTAATTTAGGAAAGAGATTTCTATCGAAGGAGACAGTGGCTTATAAATCTGACTTGGTGCAAAACTATAGCGATCTAAAAACGATTTTCTCAGGTGCCACGAGAGTTAAGGAATTAGAAATCTTGGAAGGAAAGATTCCCGATATTTATTTAACAGATACTCAAAAGAAACAAATTATTTTGTCACAAATGGAGACGCAACGTGCTGATATTCTCCGGGAAGAAGCAGCAGCGGAAATCGAAGAGGAAGGGAAATCTCTAAGTGCGATACAGTTTAGAAGAGAAGTAGAAAAACGAGTAACGCCTAAATTGAATTATCTTTTTAATAGGATTTTAGATCAACACAAAGCAATTATTCGCGATTCTGAAAATAAAAAGAATATCCCTTTGAATCTAGACGATCCTGAAGATCGAGAGATTGTTGACCAGATTCTCTTAGAAGCAGAAGGAGATTGGAAAAAAGCCGAGAGGATAGCAAAACAAAAAGGCTATAAATTTTAATGGCTAATATATTCGAGAAAAGAGCCAGTGCACTTGGCTATGAAAATAAAGCGCCTTCGGGCAATATTTTTCAGCAGCGAGCTGAGCAATCCGGAGCTCAAGAGTCGGGATGGAAAAGAGCATTGCGGACAGCTCTTCAGATTCCGCAAGGTGCAGCAGAAGCTACAGTTCCGGGAATGGCAGCAGGATTATTCCAAATGATTGCTCAGGGGGAGGCATTAGACCCTGAAGGCCTTTCACAACTTAGACTGGCTCATGAAAAAGCGGGCATTCCTTTTGATGAGGAACGCTATATGCAGGGACTGCAAGAATCACTAGGAATGGTTCCAACTGTATCCAATATAGCCAGAGGCATTGAAAAAGAGTATGGAGTGCCACTAGAGCCAAAAGACCGATATCAAAAAGGATTAAGACTAGGTTCAACAGCTACCAAACTAGCGCCCACTCCAGGAACTTTTATAGGACTAAAAACGGGATTGCCTAAGCCCGTTTTGGGCGCAGGTGTCGCAGGAACGAGCCAGATTCTTCAAGAGATTGGTGTTCCAGAAGCAGCTGCTGATATAGGTTCATTTGCCATCTTGAAAAGATTGCCGGAGGGCTCGCCAGGACTTTCTATTGGCAAAGCAAAAAAACCATCTGGATTAACTACAAGGCAATATGAAAAAATAACAACCCCTAAGGAAATAACAGCAGGGAAAAAAGCCAAAATTGAATCAAAAGTGGAAGATCAGTTTAGAGGAATTGCCGGTAAAATCATTGCCGAAAGCCCTATGGCTGAAACATATTCGGCACTGAAAAACGATAAAACCTTTAAAGATGCGGCAATACAATCATTTAGGGATGTTGAATTTTTAGCCGATCAGGTGCCTGGGCAAATTTCAACTGCGTCTCTAAAGAAAAGTTTGGTAAGCCGAATATTGCAAAAAAAGGGCACCGGTTTCACTCCATCCGAATATGACAAAGCACACAAAAAATTTATAAAGCAGTTTATTCAAGAAACTCCAACGCAAAATATAACTGCAAGAGATTTGGTAACTCAATATAGAAATAATAATAAGGCTTTGAAAGAAGTTTATGAGCCAGGACAGTCTTTTGCTTATAATAGAGCAAAGCGCGAATCTCTTCAAGATTATAATAAGACTATCGCTGAGCTAATTCAAGAGCAATATCCTAATACGGAATTCGCAAATCTGTTTAAAGCATCCAATGAACAGTGGACCAAGATTATGGATGCTGAGGCCATCGATAAGTTTATTGATGGTATATTTAATGGCAAAATCAGATTCGAAAAGGGACGGCAGTTATTAGATAAGGAAGGGATGACGGTTCCTTTTAAACGCGCGCTAGGCCCTGAGGGTTTTAAGCAATTTATACAGCTTAACAAAGACTTACTTAGCACAGAACAAGCCAATAGAATGCTCCGCGTTGCTGCAAAAACCGGATTTGGAGATAAGTTGAGTACTTTGGCCGCTTATGTGATGCACCCTAAGATAGGATATGCGAAAGCTGGTTTTGATTTAGCTAAGGGTTCCTATAAAACAATGGTCGAGTTTTTACTCGACAAACCGCAATTTGCTCTCACATGGGAGACTGGTGTTAAAGCCTTTAGAAAGGGCGATTTTAAGACCGCTACGCAAGCATTTGAAGTATTGGAGGCCGAACAGGCGCTTGAAGCTAAATCTCAAAGGATGCCTCAGAAGCACTGATGGTCAAGCATGGGCGCCCTAAATAATAAAGAATATGGAGTAAACGCTAGATTTTAGCCCAATAACTAAACGCAGCGGCTGCTAAAAGCCAAGGTGATATTGAAAGCAAAACACATCCAGCAATTTGTCCACACTCAGTATTCCACATCCAAGTCGCAATTAAAAACCCAAACGTCAAAAAAATCCATTTTTTCATTATTATCCCTCCCTTTTCAATCGTTCTTCCTTGATAGCATCAGCTAAGCTCTTGCCAGATTAGATCCAACAATTGTGAGAACTTGAATCCATGTTTCAGTCATTTTTAGCTCCTTCTATTTTTTTTAGGTTTTCTTCCTGTATTTCTACAAATTCTCTTATGATCTCTGTGCCCTGTTTTGCAAGAGACAGATCCATCTTTGTGCAGATGATCTTATAGCGCTTGTATAGGTCTTTTGGGATTAAGAATCTCAATTCGTGTTTCTGCATATCTCCATTATATGGAAACATGGGATTTCCCGCAAATAAAAAGATAGCGAAAAAAAACACTATTATCTACATTTTAATTTTAACTTACCAAGGAGTCTTCCATGGTCTTCAATCCAAGCGCCCCCGTATATACTCAGGGATTTGGTTCTCTGCCTGCTAATGCGGTTACAAACGTTGTTTTTCAAAATAGAGCTCCGACGGCACAAGACGTTAATTATGCTCTAGGTACACGGTGGATCTATATTGGTTC